TCACGTTTGGCTGATTGATAATAGAGTTAAAGATAAGATAGCGGAACGGTATAGCCTGACCGATGAGCTTAAGATGTTGCGCATGTCACCGTCCATTGAATTTGATGCGTATAACGCTTACGTCGAGGCGTGCAGGGCGACAGGGCATGAGCAAAAAACAGCATTGGGCTTATGAACATCCAGTTAGCAGATGGCAGTCAAATCGGTGGCGGTAATTTAATTAGCGCCATCTATCGCACCGACCTTGTGCCCGTGCCGGTAACTTTAGAGATGGTGGTAAAAGCCGATGATCGCTTGCGCGGCTTACTGGCTATTGACAGCCAACTTATGACCCCAAAAGGCGTGCCATTGGTGGTGGTTAAGTCGCAAGTCGTTAACGAGCAATCTATCAAAGCTGGCAAGCGGATAGCGGCCATTCATGTGATTGCCATTCTATCCGGCTGTGAGGCGTTATTAGGCGTAACCAGTAAGGCCACCAGTTTAAAAAACACCAGCTTTAACGAGGTTTACCGTGCTTTGGGCGCTAAAGTCAGAATCAAGCGTGACATCAAGCTGGCTAGTTTTATTTGCTTAAAAGGCCAGCTATCAACCAAAGCGATTGCCGCTGCCTTGCAAAAAGAGGGCGCGGTGGTCTGTCATACCGATCAAGGCATGGCGGTTATTCGTCTCAACGAACTAATGCAAGGCGAGGCGGTCATGTTTGATAAAAGTAGCGTGCAATGGGTTGAAAACCCAAACGCTGTTAGGCATGGCAACGTCAATTACTTATCTATTGATGACAACGGCTCAGATATTTTAGGCACGGCAAAATCTGAGCGCTCAATAGACTATTATCCCCGTGCTGACAACCGCGAGTTGCAAAACTTGCGCCGCATCTTAATCACCAAAGGCACAATCACCCGCCAAATTGATGAGCGCTTAGAGGCTGGCAAGCTGGTCACGGTCGATGGTCACCGTTTGGTCGGATTAACCACTGCCCACCGTTACGAGTCAGGCGCATTAGGTGGCCGGTCGGTCATGGCAACAAAAGCTTGGCTTGCCCAAATTGAGGACGCTAGATAAATGAGCTTTACATCCCCCTACCTGCAACCCGCCAAGCTAATAAGCTATGACAACATCAAGCGCACCGCTAATGTCTCTATTGCCGGTTTAACCGATGGCGTTGAGGAGGGCATTGAGGCCATGCTGGCCTATCCTATTGGTGATGATGACTTAGACACCGAACGCGAAATACTTGCCGGCGCTGACGTGTGGGTATTTTTTGAGCAAGGCGATACCTCAATGCCGGTCGTGGCCTTTTATCGTCGTCATGGGCAAGGACTGGCGACTGTGGACGTGCGGCGCATCCGTCAAGCCAACATCGAATTATTAGCGCGTGCCACCCTCACCTTAGACGCTGGGGACTTAGTGGACATTAAGGCCAAAGAAATTCACTTAACCGGTGAGGTCACTATCAAGGGCAATGTCACTCATACCGGCAACCAAACCACGACCGGCAATAAAACCACTATGGGCAACATAACCACTACCGGCAACGTCATTACCACTGGCAACCAAACCATTAACGGCGGCCATACGGTTAACGGCGCTAGCATCTCATACGGCAATCAAACCATTAACGGTAGCATCAGCGCCACCGTCGATATTAAAGCTGGCGGCATATCCGTCAAATCACACACACATGCCGGCGTTGAATCAGGCGGTAGCACGACAAGCACCCCACAATAATTAAGGCAGCACCATGAATCTTGCACGCAGAATGGCAAACATGCTGACAACCAATCGTGAAAACCATCAAGCCAGCACCCCGCCTAGCATTAACGATGTGAATCAAAAATACGAGGCCATGAACCAGTTTGAGCTTGGCACGTATTATCACCGCGACAAAGTACCGCGCACCCGTCAGCAAATTTATACCATGTGGGAGATGATGCAAAAAGACCCGCAAATAGCTGAAGCATTAAGCTTGCACGTTACCGCCGCGCTGGGTGGTCATGAAACCACAGGGGACATGATCTTTATTACCCCGCATGACCGCGTGCGAGGGGAAGGCCGCCGTGCAAGGGAGCTACGCGAAAAGGTAGAGCGTGAAGCACGCATTATTGCCCCCATTCTCAACCGTCATGCGTTTGCGCTGGCACGTCAGGCTATCGGTTATGGGGACAGCTATGCCCGTATTTATACCGATAAGAAAAAAGGCGTTGTCGGCCTCATGAATAACCGCCATACCGCCCCGCCCCTCATTATGCCGTTTGAGCAAGCAGGGGAGACGGTAGGCTTTCATGCCTTAGAAGAAGAAAACTTTGAGCGCTCGATTGCCAAGCTAACCCCGATGCAGATGCTACGGGTTAAAATGCCGCGCATTGAAAACGTGCCGCAAATGTCCCTACAAGTATGGCAGGAAGAAAAAACCTTAATCTATGACTTGCGTAGTGACAATCCGGTCTTGCCAGCGGAAGTTGGCGGCTCATTCTTATACCCCATCGAAGAACCTTGGAAGGACGTGACCATCAGCCGCGCCGGTCTCAACAACCAACAAATAGCGGACAGTGTGAAGCAGTCGTTTTTAACGATTAATATGGAAGGGATGCCGCCTGAACAGCAAAAGAAATATAAGAAAGGCATTAGCGACATGCTGACCAACTACCGCGATCAAATCGAGGAAGCGTTTAAGGGCGGTGAAGCCTTGCACGGCACTAAGTACCACCTCTTGCCGCAATGGGGTGACAAGCAGATATTACAGCCGGTTGGCGAGTTATCACAAAGACAAGCCCCGCTTAATGAGGGCACATTAATGCTCAACTTAAAGCGCTTGGCTGGCGGGTTGGGCATAGATTTATCTATGGTTGGTTGGGCGGACATGCTTGCCGGCGGCTTAGGGGATGGGGCGGCCTTTCACACCTCAGCACAAATTATGAACCGGTCTATGCTGATCCGTCAGGCGCTTATTGACTCATTCAACCATCTTATGAGCTTGCACTGGGGCATTAAGTACGGCGAGAAGTTTGAGGAAAACGACTACCCTTGGCAGTTTGATTTTTATAGCGACCAAAACGCCGCTGCGACTCAAGCATTAAACAACAAACAAAGCCGCGCCAATACCACCACCATCCAAGCGCAAGCCATTCAGATGATTAAAGAGCTTGGGCTTGATAAAGAGACCACCCAACTCATGCTAGAGGATGAAATGGGCTATGACATAGAAACCGCCGAACGGATTGCGATAGCCATTACCGCGCCGCCACCGGAAGAAGGTATGCCGGACGGTGCAGCGCCAAACGAGCCAGCCGCAGACGATGCTATCCCTACTGAATTGGACTTTTGATATGCTTAACAATGACTTTATGCGTGCCTTAACCGCCGCCGTTGACCCTGACGCTGATCTTGGCGGCTCAGCCATGCAGCGCTTAAAACAGCTGTATGGTGAGGTCAAAGTACATGAGGCGCTATTACAGTGCATGTATGTGGTCACCATTGAAGATGTGTTTAGTATTGGCAGCGGTATCCCATGGTTTGCCGATAAGTCGCTAAGCTACCTAGTCACTGAAGCGGACTTGTCACTAGGTAGCTCAGAGTCCGAAGCGTTTTATGCGGGCGCGTTGCCAGCCAATTATCTAACCAAAAAGACCGCCGATGACATGGACATGACTTTTATTGAGACCGTTAACGGGGACATTTTTAAGTCATTTAGGGCGTGCTATGAGCTGGCCTTTAATGAGGATGGCACGGTGAACGAGCCGCGCAAGTACGCTTTTAAGTTAACGATAGGACTGATTGACCACAAAGCCCCTACTAAGCCGCCGGCGGTGACGCGCTCATGGTTGGTGGCCGCTAAGAGTGGCCGTGCTGAGATTAGCAGCGCCGGCCGTAGTGAGATTGTCAAAGAATCCATCACCTTGCAAAAACTACGGCCGCTGATGTTTGAGCGCTGATATCGCATAACTCGCTAGCCATAATAGCTACATAGACAGTAGCAGTCCCTAAAAATTGACTGTTATTAATTCTGTTGATGATACAATCACTCAAAAACCACAACCACTTAGGATGTTGTATGGCTATCATTAGATCACTACTACTTATCTCTTTGTCTACGGTGCTAATTACCGCTTGCGATTCATCAATCAACACACCTGATGACGCTGGCGAGGACGTGGTGATAGAAGATCCTGCTGAAGCAACAGATAACCCTTGCCTCACTCAAGGGATTATTCAGGGAATAAAGAGTCATATTGTTGGCAATGCCATTGATAATATCGAAACAAATTATAATTCCGACACAATCGACACCTCTATAATTTATCTTACTGATATTGGTTTTAGCTATATCAGTCAGGCCACCAAAATTGAAAATGGTGGCTGGTCTTGTTCGGCTCAAGTAGATGTGACTTATATAGGAGATGCTGATTCAGATGGCGACTTGGCGCCGGCAATCGCTCAGATGATGAACGCAGACTACCTTACGCTTTCTAATCTTGGTATCACCCCGTACAATATAGATGAATTTAGAGAGCTAAAAGGTAACAGCTTTTCCATACCTATTGAGTATCAGATAAGAACAACCTACTCAGAGTCAGGTGAAGCGCAACAAAGTTATGAGGCGCTTATAAGCAGGGTCTCAGATATGTTGGCAGCGATAGCGGTCACTGACGATAGAGTAAAAATAAGCAGAGCCTTAGATGCTAAGTATGAAAAACAAGCGTTAGGGCAACAAGAGTCAGAAGCCCCGCCCACACAGGCTTATGAAGAACAGGAGCCTGAAGAACTGGGTCATAGCTATCCGATCGGAAGCGCAAAAAGCGATAGCTATAAAGAACAATTTATGGAACAAGAGGATGAAGTTGTGGTGGCTGAGGAGCCTGAATATTAATCTAAATACGTCGCGCTAAGTATAGCTAGGACCCCTACTACTATTAGACCCACTTAACCGGTGGGTTTTTTATGGCCTACGATTTAGTATTATTATTGCCTTGACACTACCCAAAACGTATAGTATATTAGTGTTTATCAACTCAGCAATACAAACCAAACGCACAACCAACGGAGCAAAATATTATGATTACCATCAAACAAACTGATTTGTTAACTTGCAAAATGTCTGAGATAGAAGCTATTTCTCAAAACAAAAAAATAGCGATACCGACAACAAAGACTAGTTCCGGCAAATGTTTGGCAGAAAACGCCAGTAATTTTAGGTATAGCAGTAACCCTAAAAGCATGACAAATAAGCATAAAATCCTCTATAGCGGAGAGTCTGCAATTAACCCAGTTTTTATAAGAAACGATAAAGACGAAATGTCTTACTTTGTCATAGAGTAGAAGCATACCAATCAAGCCAAAACCAAACGGAGCAAATGTATGAACATTATGCGCGGAACAGTAAACGAAAACTTAGCAGAAGAATTTGAGCTTGGATCAAAAAGCACTATCAATGCCTTAGTTAGTGAATTGAAAATTGGTAGTAGTGTTTACGATAAGTCAGGCGAGCATAAAGATGCGGTAATGACTTTGCTTTTACGTGTGATTGTTCGTGAGTTATCAGGATTTGATATCCGCGACATGGCAGACAAAGAGATTGATCGCTTAGCTTTCCGTGTTGCTGTAATAACAAGTGTTCAAAGACAGCTTGGCGATAACGGTATCATAGCCATTGAAGACGCTATCAAAGCGTTACGTAGCAAGCAAAAAGAGGTGTAGATTGTGAATAATAATTATGTATTCCAGCGACTTATTGCAACTTTTGATTTAAGCCGTAATCATGACTTAATTAACAAAGTATTTAAGCTTGCTGGCCACCGTCAGGATATTAATAAGTCGTTAGTAAAATCATGGCGCACTCATGATGTTAATAATCGCAACTATAAACCGATGCCTGACGACGCTTTGATCCTGTTTTTTAATGGCCTACAAGAAGCGGGTAAAGAGGGATTGATTGGTATTTACATAAGCGAGACTGATAATGATGAATCTACCTGAACAAGGCTACACACCTGAAAATTATCAAGCGCTAGTCAAAAGCACGGGCTTATCCAATGCTGATTTTTATCGTAAGTTTGATATACCTGAACAGACGTTTTATAAGCACCGATCAGGTGGTAGAACGATGAAATGGCAAGAGTGGCAACTATTACTAACTAATGTAAAACAACTAATAAGTGAGAACGATATGACTATTTATAAAGCAAAGAAACACAGTGAGGCAGTAAAATTTATGGTTAATTATTATGTTGGGATGTGTGGTTACAAGTTATTTGAACCAAATATCGAGGCTGGCGTGTTTGCAGTAGCTAGTAAAGAAGATGGTTTAATCCTTACTTTGTTAGACAACAAGTCAATTAAAAAAACGGACGGGTATGGAAAGGATTTGGGTTTTATAACAGAGTCAGAGTCTAGAACAGCACAGGATGAGTATCACGAAATAGCATCGTCAGCCAGTCAAGACGAGTAAATACAAGCCAGCCAGTAAAACAAAATCCTCACCGTAAAACGTGGGGTTTTTTATTGCCTGTCATTTAAGAAGCCAATGGAACACCCCTAAAGTACCTACCTAAAAACTTGTCAAGATAGACGTATCTTATTCATTCTCTATAGGTACGCTGATATGTCATACACCACTCTAAATAAAGCGCACAGCCATCACCGCACCCGCGACGCTAACGGCGAATCGACCAGTAAATACACCCGCTATGAAAACGGCATAATCGAAGGCAAATACCGCGACATGATGGCCGTTATCGCAGACAGTACCGGTTTTGACGGCATGAGCTTTGATAGTGCTGTAGGTAGCAATGATGACAGCTGGCATGTGGTTAACGTCTTCAAGGATGGCGGCACGTATATCGATACTATGGCCGTAGGCGGCGCGATGGACAGTGACCATGCTATGCGAGTGGCTGGCACGCAATTAGACCATCTAGGCGGCGATTATTGCACGCTAATTACCGATGCCAGCGCTCAATTTGATGGCATGAATGGTGATGACCTTGACCATACAGTATCAATCGATGCTATTAACAAGCTTATGAGCAATCCCTCGCAAGACCGCCACTTTTTACCGCTAGTCACCGCTGTTGAGCTTAAAGAAGAAGCGGCGCGGGTGACTTTTGATAGCGTGCAATGGGACAAAGAGGACAATCTAGTCAGTCATGGCGGTAAAGACAGCCGTTTGTATCTTGATTTAACCCGCGCTGATACCTGCAATGATCTTGTGACTGAGCTTGAATTGGCCGATGCCTTGCAATCGGTAGGCGCTGAGCCGTCAGAAAGTTTTGATGCGTTGATGGACACTAAAAACCGCTTGCCGCTATTAAAAGACCGTTTATATAACGCCATGAGTCGCGCCGGCGATGATGAGTTATCCGTAGCCAACGTCACCCAAACCAAAGAATTTAAACGGCAAGGCATGGTTAATATCGCCTTTGTTTTTGACTTGTCGGACGGGCAAAAACTATCGATATGGTTTCACAATCCGGACAGCTCACCGTCAAACCTATTGCCTAGCGATATTATGATCAGCTGGAAATGGATGCTCAATAACCGTGATTTGACCGCCGCTTTATCCCCTAAGAATGGCGACAACGTACAGCTACCGGTACTTGCCAGCCGTATCATGCGCGTTGCCGCTAAAAAC